TGAAGTACAGAGACACAACGGCACGTGAAACCGTTGCGAATGATAGAGAGAAGTGTGCTTTGAAATGGCTCTTTGTTGAGTTGGTTGTGGAAACTGACACGGTACAAAATACGGTAGCGTTATGAAAAATAACACTGGTTCAAATCCAGAAAGAGCCTCCAGCTAAAGCCGTTCTCAAAATGCGAATGGAATCGCCCAATCTTCTTGAAAATTGAATGGAATCGAGAGCGGCTCTAGCTGGGAACAGCGTTTTTCATAATAAAAAAATCTCCTTTTGATTGGTTAGCCCCTAGCTGCTTTCACACTTTGGCACTAGGGGATTTTTTTAACCAATACTTCCTAACCATATGAGGTAAACACTATGACCAAGTTAATCAATTTTCTTAAAACAACTGCTTATGTAATTGCAACAATCCTTTCAATCTGTCTAGTCGCTATGACAATGGTCACCGCTCTAGCGGCACAAGCAAGCGAGCCGACAACGGAGCGTGAGCAAGCAAGAATTCAATGGATTGCCGAACACGGGCAATATCAACCAAATCTTACGGAGCCAGCTAAGCAAGAGGCTCTAGTCTTTACCGCAACAAAACAAAAGGAATTGGATAATGAAAAAGGTAATAAAAATTGAGGTCGAGCCTTATCCGAAAGGTGGATGGTATGTTGTTGAAAGAGTTGGAGGTAAAGTTTGGTGGCACTCTTCTAATTATCAATCAGTGGAACTGGCTGAAACGAGAAAGAGAGAGCGTGAAGAGTTAAAAGCAAATACGGCTGAATGGCTCAATAACAAGCTAGCTCGCCGCTTAAAACCGAAAACTGGACTAGCAACCAAGCCAACATTAGTTAAGCGTATTTCAAAGGCTAAGATGCGTTATTTAAAACGCTTTGATGAGTACAACGAAATGCACAATCAACAGCCTGAATCTGAGCGCCAAACTGAATTTCAACTTACTGAGATTAATCGTCTTTTTGGCGTACACGCAACCACAATAGAGCGAGCGATTTATCATCGCCAAATCAAGCCTCGAGGCAAAAAATTAATCAGAGGTCATTGGGTGAGAACATTTAAATACGAGGATTTACGCTCTTACTTTGACATATTGAGAGGTATTACAAATGGAAACGATGCAACGACAATGGGAAATGGCTAGTTTTACCGCTTATGACAAGGCGCAAGAACAATACGATGCCTATGAGCGTGCAGTAGAAAATGAAATTAGCGATATAGAAAGAGAAATAAAAAGTGGAGATAGCCAAACCTTATGCGAGTTTTCTGAGCTTATGGAGGAAAACGAAAATACTTGGCTGGATATTTTCTTGTGTGATCAAGCATCGCTCAAAAACTTGAGAGATAAGGCAGTAAAAAAACTTGCTGAAAATCGCATAGCGCAAAACGAAGAAGATTATAAACGTGGTTATATTTAAATTTAAGGTAAATAAAAATGACAGAAAAATTTGAGTTGATCCTATCAACAGAAAGCAAAGTTTTAACAACCAATATTGCAGACTTTGAGAAACAAGCGGATGCGTTTATCTCTACCCTAACAAGCAATTTTGAAACCGATGATGACTTCTTGACCGCAAAAGAAGAAGTAAAAATCCTTAAAGAATTAGAGGATAAAACAAGATTGGCCATCAAAAATGCCGTTGGCGGTGATATTAAAAAACTTGTTGAAACAGCCGAAAGCATTGCTGAGCGTTTTAGACAAGAACGATTGGCACGAGACAAGTTAGTCAAAACTAAAGAATCTGAGATTAAAGCTAAGATCGTAGATGATGCGGTTGCTGAAATCTCAGATATTCGCCACAAACTAGCAAAAACAAGCGATATATCACTTGCGCTAGAAGAGAATATTCCAAAGCATAAGATCGCAAGCCGGATTGAAGAAAGCACAAAACGCAAAAGCTCAATCTCAGGTTTAACGAAAGCCGTAAATGCTGAGAAAACCCTAATCATTAGCGAGATCACTATTGAAGTCACTCGCTTGACTGAACGCCTTGAGCAGCTAACTGCTAAATCAAGCTATCTATTCCCTGATGCAATCAAGTTAATTGCAAGTGAAGAAGATTTAGTGCCAATCATTAAACAACGAATTGATGATGAGCAAAAGCGTGAATCTGAAATCAAGGCTAAGGCGCAAGAAGAGGCAAAAGTAAAAGCTGAAACGCAAGCCGTCCAATCTTCTTGCAAAGAAAAAAACATGGGAAGTGAAACGTTAAAAGCACAAGAATTGTCGCCTGGCGATGCCGTTGAGCATTTTGAAGTAAGAATTGCATTCTCAGGAACGTTGAACGATGCCGTATCATTCGCTCGTAAAATTAAAGAGCAATACGGTGACAATGTAACACTCAAGAAAATTAATTAGGAATTAAACATGGCAACAACAGCACTTCAATCATTAACCAAGCAACTTTCAAACCGCTTTGAATTAAACACAAACGAAAATGAGTTATTGGCAACGTTAAAAAATACAGCTTTTAAGCAAGCTGGCAAAAAGTACAAGGATAACAATGGTAATTGGAAAGAAATGCCGGCTCAAGCGGTCACTGATGATCAAATGATGGCTCTTCTAATCATTGCTAATCAATACTCGCTCAATCCTTGGACTAAAGAAATTTACGCATTTCCTGACAAGAGCAATGGTATTACGCCTATTGTTGGCGTTGATGGTTGGTCAAGAATTATTAATGATCATCCTCAATTTGATGGCATTGAATTTAAACAAGATGATGAACAATGCACTTGCATTATCTACCGTAAAGACCGCTCGCACCCTATTTCAGTCACAGAATATATGTGTGAATGTAATCGAGATACTGGCCCTTGGCAAACGCACCCTAAACGGATGTTGCGCCATAAAGCATTAATTCAGTGCGCTCGTCTTTCATTCGGATTTACTGGAATTTACGATAAGGATGAGGCAGAACGCATTGTGGAAACTGAAGAGCCTATAAATGTCACACCTAAAGCGAATGTAATTGATGTGACAGGGATTGAGTTAATCACTCCCGAACAGCTTGAACAGATGAAATCTCTAATCGATGTGACAAATTCAAATGAGCATAACTTACTGGCTTATGCTGGTAACGTTGAATCACTTGAAAAAATCACAAAAAGCAAAGCTGAAGAAGTTATCGGGATGTTGCTTAATAAACTAAACAAGCAACAAGTCCAAGATGAACGCAATGATGAGGATATTCCCTTATGATAGACGGACTAATAACACTTGATTGCGAGCAAGGAACTGAAGAATGGCTAACGGCAAGACTTGGTATTCCAACGGCAACAGGGATCGAGAATATCGTTACGCCAACAGGTAAAAAATCAAGCTCGCAAATCAAATATATGTCTGAGCTGATTGAAGAAAGCATACTTGGTTTACAAGATGGCGGATATAAATCAGCTTTTATGGAGCGAGGCAATCAGCTTGAGCCACTTGCCCGCTCTGCTTATGAATTTCTCACAGGAAACACCGTCAAGCAAGTTGGCGGCGTATATCTAAACGAGAAAAAAGAATTGATGGTTAGTCCTGATGGATTGATTCCTGAACTCAAAAAAGGGCTTGAGATTAAATGCCCCAAAATGAGTACGCATATCCAATACATCATCAACGGAGGCGTGCCGTCTGAATATATTATCCAGGTGCAAGCAAATTTATGGGTGACTGGATATAAAACATGGGATTTTGTTAGTTACTGCCCTGAATATCAAAAACAACCGTTTTATCTCTTTACAGTTGAGCGAGATGAAAAATTAATGGCAGCGTTTGACAAGGAAATACCCGCATTTATCAAAACATTAAAAGCATATAAATCTATGGAGTAAATATGAAAGAAGAACTAAAAGGATTAAAAGAGGCGTATCTTTTTTATAGAAAAGTTTTAAATGATAAAGATGCGATTGCTTGTGGTTGTTTAAAAGATGCTGAGGAATGGTTATTCCGTGAGCTAGATGAATTATTTAAGTATTAGGAGTAAATATGGCTGGAATTAATAAAGTAATTATCGTTGGCTTTTTAGGAAATGATCCTGATGTGCGCACAATGCCTAATGGTGAATTAGTGGTAAATATCAGCGTGGCAACAAGTGAAAGCTGGACGGATAAAAACTCAGGCGAGAAAAAAGAAGTGACCGAATGGCATCGCATTGTCATTTATCGAAAACTAGCCGAGATCGCCGCTCAATATCTACATAAAGGATCTCAAGTGTATGTTGAGGGAAGATTAAAAACTCGTAAATGGCAAGACAATAACGGTCAAGATCGTTATTCCACTGAAATCCAATGCGATAACTTTCAAATGTTAGGCGGTCGAAACCAAGATGCCACACAAAATCAACCACCTAAACAGCACGATAAACAACAAAAAGCACAATCTAAACCTCAGCAATCTGAGCCGCCAGTGGATGCGTTTGATGACAATATTCCATTTTAGCTGAGGTGCATTATGGGCGCAAAGATAGATTTAACCGATGCAGATAGCAGAGATGAAATGAGTATTGATGTTGATGATATTCATAGCATCACTTCACAAGATAAAGGAGCATATATCGTCCTTAAAACCGGCAAGAGCTTTCTTGCAATGGAAAGTCAAAGCCGTATTTTAAGAATGATTGCAAGCACTAAATAACGCCTTTTTAGGAGGTGAAATGGATAACGAGAATATAGAGCAACAACTAAAAGAGCTTTACAAACAAGAGCAAGCTCTCTACTTAGAGATTGAGCGTGTTCGTGAACAAATTAGAGAAATAATCAACTACACTAACAAAAATAAGGCCGCTAAATAGTGGCCTTTAAATTTACAAGGATGAGTAAATATGTGGTTTAAAAATGCGATCATTTATCGCCTAACAAAGAATATTGACTTCGGTGAAATCGAATCAAAACTAAAAGAATGCCAGTTTACGCCGTGCGAACCGTCTGAGATTAGCCGATTCGGCTGGACTGCACCGTTAGAAACAGATGGCCATTTAGCCTATTTTGCAGATAACAAAGTTTTGCTTATGGCTAAACGTGAAGAAAAGATTTTGCCGGTAGATGTGATCAACCGAGAACTAAATATCAGAATTGCGGCACTTGAAGAAAAAGAACAGCGAAAATTAAAGAAAACTGAGCGCCTATCATTAAGAGATGATGTTGTTGCATCACTAACCTCTCAAGCATTTTCCAAGTTTAAATTTACCGCACTTTTCATCGATTTAAAAACAAAACTGATTTACGTTGATGCAGCATCATCAAAAATTGCTGAAGATGCCCTAGCGCTATTGCGTAAATCACTAGGATCACTTCCAGTTATTCCAGTTAGCTTTAACACAGAGCCTTGCGAGGTGATGACTGAGTGGATTGCAGATAAAGAGCCTAATTGGCTAATTTTGTTAGAAGAGGCTGAGATTCGTGAGAAAAACGATCTTGGCGTAATCAGTTGCAAAAATAAATCATTGCTCGATGAAGATATTGTGGAGCTTGCACAATCAGGGCTTGTATCGAAACTTGCTCTCGAATGGGAAAACAATCTCAAATTTGTTTTGCGTGATGATGGAACACTAAAACGATTGAAATTTGATGGCCGCATCACAGAGCAAAATAATGATATTTCCAAAGAAGAAATTGGCAAACGCTTTTACGCTGATTTTATTTTAATGGCCAACGTGCTTTCAGGCTTATTGAATGAGCTATCAGTTGAATTTAATGGATTAAAGGTTGCACTATGAAAACAGCAGAAGAAATTTTAGAAGAGCGAACAAAAACGCACGGTGATTTTTCTGAGGGAGCGGAAGATTTTGCAATGATAATGCGCCCTTTAGTAAATAAATGGTTAGCTGGAAGAATTAGCGATGTCGTATTTTACGGCTTGACCATGTCAAATTCAAAACAAGTGAGAATCTTAAATGGCGATTCTAACCATATTGATCATTATGTTGATGCAGCAAATTATTTCACTCTTGCCGGTGGGCTTTTCAAGCCAAGCCGTAAACATTTAAAAGTTGTTAGAGGTGGGATTTTGTTGTGCGGAGGGCGTGAGAATGAATGAGATTAAAGTCGGCATTCGCTATTCTCGATTGGCAGATATTTTCGTTTGCTATTTCTATGTAAGAATGAATAGCAACAATGAATCCGCAATAGAACTAGCAATCAATGATGTTAAAGAAAATTGGATATTATTTGGCGCTGAAATGAGAAATGACATTATCAATGCCTCAGAATTAGCATTGCAAGATGTACCGAATACTGATGTTGTTGCTGAGTTTATCAAGTGGGCAAAACACTATTTCGATGCGCCGCAAGAAACAAGCACGCAAAGACCTTTGGTTGATATGTTGCCAGTGGTAAATCTTAAACAGTAATTTTTAACGTAGCTCACGAAAGTGGGCTTTTTTATTATCTTAAAAATGAGGAAACAAATGAAAAAATCTTTATTAGCACTAGCAGTAGCAACCGTTGCGGTATCAGCAAACGCAGCAAAATTAGCGGAAGTAGCTGATGAATTGGAATACCAAACTCAGTTTATCAGACAAAACAGTGAAGCTATTATTCAAACACAAAAAGCGACAACTGCTGCATTGAAAGCTTCTAGTGCAAATACTAAAGCTATCCATCGTTTAGACCGTGATAGAAAACGTGCCGATGCCGGAACTGCTGCGGTTGCCGCTATGGCAAATATTCCGCAAGTTTATCTATCGGGAAAATCAGGCGTTGGCGTTGGTGTTGGTTATAAGCACGGTCAATCAGCTTTAGCGGTTGGCTATTCTCGAGCGAGTGATAAGGGAAAACATATCATCAAGGCATCAATCGGGGTTGATAGTCAGAAAGATGCAACAATCGGTGCTGGTTATATGTATCAGTGGTAATTAACAATAGGCGTTCCAAGTGAGCGCCTTTTGTTTTAAAGGAGACAAGATGAAACCAATTTTAGATGCTTGCTGCGGCGGGAGAATGTTTTACTTTGATAAGAATAATCCGAATGTGCTTTTTGCCGATATAAGAAACCAAAAACTAAGTTTTAAGGATCGTGACAAAATTAGACATTTAGAAGTATCGCCTGATGTGATCCATGACTTTACCGATATGCCATACCCTGACAAATCTTTCAAGTGCGTTATATTCGACCCACCACACTTAATACAAGGTGGCGACAATTCTTGGCTAGTAAAAAAATATGGAAGATTAGATAAGGATTGGGAAAGCCAATTATTAAAAGGCTTTCAGGAATGTATGAGAGTGCTAGACGATTATGGAACTCTTATTTTTAAGTGGAATGAAACTCAAGTGCCAGTTAGTAAGATTATTTCCATCTTAAATAAAAATCCAATTCTTGGGCATAAATCGGGAAAAGCGAACAATACGCATTGGATGTTATTCATGAAAATTGAGGAGAAAGAAAATGAAAGAATTTAACTTAGAGAAAGCTTTAAATGGCGAGCCAGTGATGCTTAGAAATGGATTGATTTTATGAAAAGTATGATGGAGTAAGTGATGGATATTATTAATTTAATTAAACAGCAAACGCCTGAAGAAAGACAGGCATTATTCAACGAATTTATTAAACTTTTAAACCAAAAAAGAGAATACGTTGATATTCCTGAGCGTATTGTATGCTCCGTCTGCCAAGTGTTTGTAGATAAAAGAGATGGCACTTTGGAAAATGGCGATTATATCATTCATGAGGTTTATGGCGTGCGCCATTATGACCCATTTATGCTTAAACAAATAAACGCTCTAGAAAAGCAGTATAAATACCCTTTATTAGATTTTGACCAAGGTTTTTTAACAAATAAAGGGCGTTTTGTTGGTCGCATAGAGGCGATGGAAATTGCCAAAGAGCAAGGGCAAATTATACGACTATCAGGCTCGCCTAACGCTGATATTTTATTTTCAGAAGATTTATATTAGGAGCAATTATGACTACACCATCTTTAGCCTATCAAGATGCAATGAATGGCATTGCTATTTTATATGATGAATTATCCAATGCGGAAAACGAGTTAGATAAACTCAAAAATCCATGGATCAAATGCACTGAGAATTTACCAGCGCAAGGCATTAAATGTTTAGTTTTCGATGCTGAAACTAAATGCGTAAATATAAACATCCTTATGGAAGATGCTAAATGGCATGTTGGTTATAACATTACGCACTGGATGCCTCTTCCGCAACCGCCAAAGGAGTAAGTATGAGCAGATGGATTAAATGTAGCGAGCGAATGCCTGAATTAGACGATGATGGTTATAGCTATCCAGTGCTATTGTTCGGGAAAAGAAATCATGTAGAAACGTATAAGCAATTTGTAGGTTATCTAGATAGCAATGGAGTATTTTATTTTGACGCAGAATTTGATTGCGTTCCATGCCACATAGTTAAATACTGGATGCCTTTGCCTAAACGTCCAAATAATAAAACATTGACAAGAATAGTTAATAAATTAAAGGCATTGCAATCAAATTCTGATATAGAGGCAGCGCATAACCAAGCGGATAAAATCCTATGCGATCTATTGAATTCGCTAGGTTATGATGATGTAGTCAAGGAATTTGAAAACTTAGAAAAATGGTATGCGTGAGGAATTTATGAAAGAAAAAGAATTAATTGGGAAAATTGAACAATGGGCAAAAGATAGAAACCTTATTTTAGGTTCTACTCCACAGAAACAATTTATCAAGCTGATGGAAGAATTCGGCGAGCTTTGTGCTGGTATCGCACGAAACGACAAAGAGAAAATCAAAGATAGTATTGGTGATTGTTTTGTGGTTACCGTTATTATTAAGTGTCAATTTAAAACGAATCTTTTTATTCATCCGATCTCCTTAAATAAAAATTTAGATGTAAGTTTAATTCTTGCGAGAATAGCTAGAGATGCCGCCTTGATACCAAGATACGATTTATCAGAACAAGTACAATTAGAGATAATTAATGGAATTGTCAGACATTTAATGAATATTTCAATTTTACTTGATGTTGATTTTGAAAATTGTGTGCAATCAGCATGGGATGAAATCAAAGACCGTAAAGGGCGAATGATTGACGGAGTTTTCGTTAAGGAAGAGGATTTGAATAATGAGTAGTATGAGCAGATGGATTAAGTATGATAAATGTGTGCCAGTAGAGGATGATTATTATCTTGTGTATTGTCCAGAGTATGAGCCACCAATAGCAGTAGCAATATATGATTCCGATTTAGGGGGGTGGTTTGATTATGCTGATGATGAGGTATCTCACTGGCAACCACTTCCAGCACCGCCGAAAGGTAAATAAGCAAACCGATATAAGCCGCACAAGGAAGTGCGGCTTTTATTTTACATGGAGGTTTTATGGAACAAATCACTCTATCAAAAAAAGCAGAAGAAGAAATTGTTAAGGCCGCAAAAATGGCGGCGTTCGCTGCTTTCACTGAAAATAGCAAAAATCTCATGACCATTGGAGATATTGCGATCTATATCAATAAATCCTATAATTTTACAGCGAACAACATTATCACAAGATCTGATTTTCCATCGGCAAGATACTTAGGCTCAGAAAACGAGCAAAAAAGATACGTTGCTGGAGAGATTGTGAAATGGGGAATTCGTTACATGAAACGCTTATAAAGAATTTATACACTGCACCAAAACTGCACCAAAATGAATATAAATAATTGATTTTATACGCATTAAAGATGCTGACCCTAGGCACCACAGAATTTATAAGCTCTGAAATTATTCAGGGCTTTTTTATTAGCTAAAGTAAATCAATATGACAGAACAAAACCAAGATAAAAAACAAACTTATAATTTCAATAAACTGCAAAAACGTCTTCGCCGCAATGTTGGCAACGCAATTACTGATTTTGGCATGATTGAAGATGGTGATAAAGTGATGGTTTGTCTTTCTGGTGGTAAAGACAGCTATACACTGCTTGATATTTTGTTGAATTTACAACAAAGCGCTCCGATTAAATTTGATATCGTCGCCGTCAATTTAGACCAAAAACAGCCAGGTTTTCCTGAGCATGTTTTACCTGAATATCTGCAAAGTATTGGTGTGGATTATAAAATCGTTGAAGAAAATACTTATGGCATCGTAA